GCCGAGAACTCTGCCCCTTGAGTGCCAATCAGAAGACGCTGCATCGGCAGCGCCCAGCAAATCGAGTCGACCGGACCCTCGCCTATGCTTCTATTGATCGGCCCCGAGTCCCCTTCGAATTCGTCATCGAAATCGTCGAAAGCATCCGTGATGGACCCGATCGACTTATCGCGCCCAAACCACCACAGCCGGCCTTCGTACAGCGCAACCGCTGAAGGCCAGCCCCGGCGATCTGACCAGATAGATTCCCACCAGTCGGAACTTGCAGTAGTGGCGCCAAAATCCTGAAGCACCACCGCGCTCACCACCGTCGAACTCGTGTACTCAGTGACGCGGGCGATTCCGGTAATGCTGCCTGAGGTGTAGGTCAGAGTGAGGTTAGCGGTGCCGGATGTGTACCCGCCGGCCTTCACGCCTATGCGGTAGTAGATGATCTGATTGTCCAGATCATCGTTATAGCTGATCGACTGAGGTGTCGTATACGACGTCACGTCAACCCAACTGCCCGGCTCAGCGACCGAGTATTGCAGCGTTACTGTCGCCGTGAATACTCCAAGAATTGAGATGCCGAATGCGCGCTGCCCGTCCACGCCTGCGACGCGGATCGGATTTGTGAACGTGTCCTCTGCGCTTACCGACGCGGTGACCGTTTGCCCGCTGGATTGGATCCGAAACAGTGAACCGACATTCGTCGACTTGAACAGCGCTTTCGATGCAGTCAGCGTGACATCCCCAGTCAGCGCGCTTGGCGTGAGGGTGATCGGCGTAACGTTGACGTTGCGGAATGGCCCCGTCTCCGGCTCATACAGGACAATGGACCATGACCGCGTTGCGCGGCGCTCAATCTTGCGTTGCTGGTATCCGTCGCACGCGACGAACAGCACATCGCCCGACTGCGACATACGAATCAGTGAGAGCGCATCTGCCGTCCATGGAACAGTGATTTCCATGGTTCCAGACGATTCGACCGCCACTGAATCGACCAGCGCCGTGAGCGCGCGATCGTTCATCAACCGGATATGGAAATTGACAGTTGGTGTGAACGCAAGCGAATGGATACCAGTCCCGAGCGTGGTTTCGCTGATATAGTCATCGTTACCGGACGTTGATCCCACGCGTAACTTGACAGGCCCACGCTGGATCGTGATGCGCAGCGCATGCTCGGTGCCCGCTTCATTTACGGTGACCTGCTGGTCTCGAATCGCCGCTGCCGTACCGTCCCCCAGCAGTGCGAGATACCCGCCCGTCTGCCAGCTCGATGTTCCGCCGGACTCGTCATTATCCGTCCAGCCCGTAACATCAGAAGTGAAACTGCCGTTGGTCACGGCGGCGGTGACTGCCGGTCGCGAGATGAGCGCATCATCGACCCGAACTCGCATCACTGATGCGGTAATCTCAATCTGAGCTGTGTCGTCGGTTGCGAAAACAAACGGGAACAGCTTGGCGGCCGCACCGCTGCGCGTAGAGTCGATGTAGCCGAATCCCGGCCTCAGCATCATCGAGCCGAGTGTCCTCGGCATCCAATTCGTCATCACCTCGGCAGAAAGCGAGGTGCGCGTGAGATCGATGCGAGCAAGACCCAGACGCGAGATGATCCCCCTGTTCCAAGTTAACAGGGCGTTGTGTTGCTTTGGCATTTACCCGATCAACCGGCTTCGGACGCCACGCTCACGATTGCCACGGCCCATACGTGCCCGCGTCCACGATCCTTGCGGCATGAAGCGAGTTGCCTCCTCCATGGCATCCGTCGACTTCGCCTTCGCCAGCCAGACCTCGGCCAATGTCTCCAAGCTGTCGCGTTGACTTTGGCTCTTGGTGATCGACATACATGCGCGTGCAGCCAGCCACGCCTCGACATAGCGCGTGAAGTTCGGCGGCCACTTGGCATAGTCCAATCCGAACGATGTGCCCCCGTCCACGTAACACACGTAGATCGTGTCGATATCCGCGTACCAGTAGCTGCCCTCGTCCTTGTAATGCAGCAGCGGAACCTTGAAGTACTCGTCCTCGCAAACAGCCACTGTTCGGACGTGATTCTCCGGATGGTCGAATGCGTACCGATACCCGAAGGCCGGCGTGATCGACGGCGAATACGTCAGCTCGATCGAATTGGATGCGAAGTTCCACTGGCCGGCGGCCAGCACCGTTTCTGCCGCATCAGCATCCCATATCGAATCCAGGACACGGCGCGGCTCGCGGTTCTCGGCGAGAGATGCGAGTTTTCGCTCGCCGAGCTCTCGCAACGCGCCGTTGAACAAAGACAGTTTGCTAGCCATGGAAAGGCCTCAATTGGGGACCTGCAACACCTTGTGACCAAGGTCTCCTGAATCATCGGCGCCCGTTGACACCCTTACCATCGCATTGGCATCCACATCCCAGAGCATCAATCGCGTATTGCCGGCCGTTGCATCGTTGTCGACGCGCATCGTTTCCACTCCGGCGATAGCCGCGCTGAGGCGGCTGGCGGCGAAAAATAGACCCGTGGTGACCTGTGCACGGCGAACGATGCTCGGCGCGGATGCTGATCCATCGGAGAATCCCACCGGGTTCGAGAATCCGCGCATCATCGTCGAGGTGTCCACACGAACCTCGAAGTAATTCGTCCCGGGGCTCGAAACGTTTGCCGATGTCACGGCGTTCACCACGTAGTTTTCGATGTACGAATTTCGTGTTCCGCTGTCGGTGCCTGCTGTCCGTAGCGCATCACCAATGTTCTGCACCAGCATGCAGTGCTCTGAGTCAGTGACAGTAGTACTCTCCTGCTTGATCGCGAACAGCATGTATCCAGCGGGATACGCCGCTGCCACTCCCGTCTCGATCCCGCGAACAGTGTTGTTCCGGACGATTCCGTACTTGCACCCGCGCAACTCGATACCGTTGCAGCCCTGCACCGACTCTATCGTTGTGCCATCCTCAAGCAGTGCGCCTAGCGTCGTGAAATGGTTGTCTGAGACATCGAAACCAAGGGTAAGGTCCAGTCGGATAGGAATGCCGAGATTGCGGCCCGTATTGCCGCTAATGCGCAGCCGGTTGAAGCCGCTGCCGACGCCCAACGAAACGACATACCCGCTCACGCAGTTTTGTGCGTCGTTGGCCTCGATTACACAGTCGCCGCTCGACCTCTTTATCGATGCGCCGAAGAAGCAGTTTATAAACTGGTTGTTCGTGATAGACGTCTTGCACTGGAGCACGCCGTCTGTCGAACCCGAGGCGTAGATCCCAAGGTCACGATTGCCGATCATTCGGCATCCCGTCACCGTCTGATGCGCGCAGCCGCCAACAAATATGCCACTGTCTCCACCGGCAGACTCCCAGTGGTCGCCAGCGTTACACGTCACGCCCTCAATGTGAGCTCGCTTGATGCCACTGTAAAAGACACTGGCCACAGAATAGTCACCACGTACGGATAGCGCATCACAGGTTGCAGACGCGCCAGGATTCGCGGGCGGATACTCCGCAATATTCGGAACGACTGTCGAGTTCTTCTGATTCCGTTGATCGAATACCCCACCGTACCACTCGAACGTGATGCCATCGGTTGGAAACCCCGAACCGGTTGAGGGCACGGTGAATCGGATCAGATCGTTATCGAGCGAGTCGGTAAAGAACCGCGCATTGGGGTGACATCGCACGCACGTACTCTTTGTGATCGAAACTGATACGCCTCCTGTGTCCGCCCCAGCACCAGCAATCAGGTAATCCCCATCGGGAATATAGATATCACCACCAGCCGTAAATAATCTCGCAAGCGCTGCTGTATCGTCCGTAACCCCGTTACCGGTGACACCGTAGCGCCTTGGTGTGTCCAGCGTGTCATCCGGCAGCATCAGGTGATGAAACGTCGTCATCCGATCAGCCTCGCGCTACTACCACCATCGCCACGAAATACACCGGCCTTCTGCTGAGCAGACTGGACTTGTACCTTTGCACCGCTCGCTGCAATCGGGATCAGCATCGATTGCAAGCGCTTCGCCTTGTCAGCGAGCACAGACGCCGCCTTCGCTGCGAAGTATGTATGCACGTAATTCGTGAACTCGGGCGTCCAGGCCGCGTTCTCTGAAATCCACTGCGCTTCGATCACATCGACATCGCAATAGATGAACTCCGGCTCGTCGTTGTAACCGCGGATTGGCGTACCGCTCGTATCGAGTATGGCCACCGTCGTGACCCAATCCGCCGGCTTCTTGAATGTGAACCGATAGCCGAACTCGGACACCCACCGCGGATCCGCTTTCAATCGACCTTCAGTGAGCGCAAACGCCCACGGCTGAGCGGCAAAGCATTTTCGTAACTCGCCGCTATTCAGCAGATCATTGAGCAGTGCCTCGGTGCCCAGAGCCCCGAGAACGCTGCGATAGAACGGCGACATCAGGCAGCCTTGGCGTGGTTTTGCGCCCAGGCGAGTGCCGTGCCCTTGTCCATCTCGGACTTGAGCCGGTCCTGGCCACGCATCACGCACCACTTGAGCCGCGGGCCGCACCACCTCACCTCATAGCCCTCAATCGATGATCCCTCCTGAACGTCGACCGCGCCGAGCTCAACGTGTGACAGCACTGCAACCTTCGCATAGAGGCGCCCGGCGTCCTGCACATACAACTCAGCGTAGTAGCTGCCATCCGCCGCACGCACCTCGATACGATCTCCGGTCTTCATCTTGACCGAGTTGTGAGCCCAGTACTTTTCATTGAGCACCGCCTCGAAGGGCGTCCCATGCTCGGGCACGCAATCCCAAATGTTTCGGTGTGCGTCCGCGGGCTTGAGCCCATTCGCTTTGAGTTGAGTCATCGCCAGTCTCCTGTGTTTGAAAAGAGAAAGGCCCGCCGAGGCGAGCCTTTCAGTTGAACCAAGCCTTGCGACTTGGGTTAGGTTGATGTCAACGCACCGATCGTGATCGTTGCGCCCGTGCCCGATGTAGACAGTGCGGTGACGCGACCGATCGACAGCGCGTAGCTGTTGTCCGTCTCGACCACTCGCACCATGTCACCGAGCGCCATGCCGAGGCTCTGGCCATCGCTGAAATAGTCCGTCGCGACGACCTGTGTCGCACCCTCAGTCGAGTGATACACCCACTGCTTCGGCCCGGCGATCGCCTGTGCCTCGAGGCGCGGAGGATTGGAAGTTGAGTAAGCCATGTTCAGTTACTCCTTACGCCGCAACGTAAGCGCTGCCGTCATGATTCATGACGACCACACCACTGTTTTGCAGCAACTGCGAGCCCATATCGACCGAGCACCGCGCCCACGAATAGTCCTGCTCTTCGTCGTAACCCACCGGGCTCTTGATACCGGCGGTGTTGACACCGTGGCCGATGGCCGACTTGTGATACATGAAACATTTCTCCGCGCTGGTGCCCTTGCCCGGCAGGTTCGGGTGAACGATCCACACCATACCCAACCAGAAGTAGGCGACCGGCTTGTCGCGCCAGTTCGGATCACCCGACTCCCAGGGCTTCTTGCCACCGACGTACTCGGCGCTTGAGAACTCCTTGGTCTGGCGCATGTAGCCCATGAACGCCGGAGTCACTAGGGCCGTGATGTTCGAATCCCACGGAACGTCGTTGTTCTGCAGGATCACCTGAGACTTGGTCACAAGCGGAATGTCCGCCACGACCGCCGCGCCGGTGTTCACCGTGCCCGTATTCAGTTCGGTGATGATGTCGCTGTCAATCTTGCGATTGATGACGCCCATGGACGTCTTCTGCATGATCTCGCGCTGATTGCCCTGGCTCGCGAAGATGTTGAAGCTCGTCTTGCGTACGAGATCGTGCCACTCGACCAGCGTCGCACTCGTCTGCGTCAGGTTGTCCGCACGCGCCGGAATGAGCCCGTTGACGCCGCGGGTCGTCGCCTCAGCGCCGCCGGAATCGGCGACAAGGAACGTGATGGTGTTGCCCTTGATGACCCCCTCGGTCGTGACCGAGTCGCGCACCAGGGACTGATTCTGCTCGAAACCGGCGATGAACTCAGCCCTATACTGAGTCTGGAATGCTGTATCCGACACTTGAAATACTCCCAAGAAAAGGTTGCTGATGCCTTCGCTCGGGTTGGCTGACGATCACCAGTGACGGAGTTGTCGGCGGTGAGCCGGGTCCGTTGTTGGCAGTCAGAGCCTGCTACAGCAGAGATGTGTTACTCGCCGGGTCCGATGATTCGGGTTGACCGTCTTTCTCACTTTGAGCAATCGAAATTGTTTCAAACTTTCGCGTCAAGAGGCTCTTGCAAATTCGCCGAACAGCCTACTGGCCGCAGCGACATACGCGGCATGTGCTAGTTCTGGTGTTGCGTGAAGGCCAAGATATTCGTATTGGCCATTGCATTTAATCGATGCGACATACTTGCCGGTGGCCTTGTTGAGCGACACGCCTTTGAACCCGGTCGTATTGTTTGACTGCGGTCTCTTGTTGGCCATGTTTTGAGAGCCCGTGGACTTGCGGAGATTCTCGAACCGGTTGTCGGTGCGTTCCGTGTTGCGATGGTCAATCTCCTCGGTTGGCATCTCCCCAGTCATGTAAAGCCACGCCAGCCGATGCGCCAAATACTCCTTGCCATCAACGCCAATCCACCTATACCCGCCGCCGGAGTCCCGAGCCGCCTTGCTCACTCGTCCCGCAATCGATCCTGCTGGAGCACTGCGCCCACGGCGGACCTTCCACTTGAACACCCCGATTACCGGATCGTAATCCAGCAACTCCTTGAGCCGCGCCTGAGTGATCACGCCGCCTGGCCTCGCGCCTGCAGCTTCTCGCGCGCCGCGTACAGCTGACGCAGGCGCTCTTGCATCTTGGTGTCCCTGTTGTACTCAGCACGATTGGTGCTCATGACCTTCTCAATCTTCGCAATCTCGCCAGAGACTGAGTTGATCGTCGCCTCGCTGCCCGCCGGAACGATGTGCGACGCCGGGTTGATCTCGCGCGCCTGGCCAACGAACCACTTCATGAAGTCCGTGTTGTTGAACAGGCGTGTACCGTCCGGCAACGTCGCATCCATCACCAGTGGCTTCAGCTCGGGACCCAGCGAGTCGAGATACGAGTTTGCGATATTGATGTTCGCGCGATAGTCCGTGCCCCACTCCTGGCGGAGTGCGTCGGTCGCGGTGACGGATTGCTCCTGGTCTGCCTTCTGCGCTTTGGCCAGCGCATCGTCCTGCATGCCGTAGTACCACTCGGCCAGATCGTGAATCACCTCAGGCTGGACGTTGCGTGAGTGCAGTTTGGCTGCGACAGCATCGAACATCGGCTTGTCTTCCGCGCCGATCACGAGCCCGTTGGGCAGCTTCTCGAAATAGCCATCGGGCTTCTCGGGGATGCCATTGCCCTTGCGCCACTCAGCAACCTGCTCGGGAGTCGCATCCTTCGGCAGCGGCTTGGCGAGCTCGCCCGAGCTGATCTTCTTCACTGCCTCCCGGTAGGCCTTGCCGAGATCCGCCGGCGAGGCGAAGCGCTCCAACATCTTCACCGCGGCGTCGTCACCGCCGGCAACGTTCTTGCGCCAGTCGAGGGCGCCAACCAACTCTTGCGGCGTCTTGAAGCTGCTCAGCGCCGCGGTTGCCTGCTCCTTCGCGTCACCGAAGTCGATGCCGCTGTACCAAGTCGCTGTCTGTTGTTGCGTCTGTTGCGTCTGTTGTGTCTGCTGCTGCGTGGTCTGCGTGGTCTGGGTTGTTTGAGTCGGATCGCCCGTTGTCGTCGTTTGTTCGGTCACTGCCTGTCTCCAGTATTGATGGGGGTCTACTTCTGCTCTTTCGCCTGCCGAATGGCGGCAAGGTTGAGCTTCGTCATCTTTACCAGCTGCAGACCCACGAACCGCCTGCCCTCAGCGAACGCTGTATCGCGATCGCTCTCAGGCCGATAGGACAGGTCGTAGGTCGCGCACATCGTGTTGATCAAATAATCGAGCGCCCGACGCTGCTGATCGGGGGTCGCGTTGCCACGCTGTAGCGCCTGGATCGCAGATACGTCGGCCGGCTCCCACGCGGGTGGGATGTACGGCTGAGATGCGGGCTTCTTCAAGCAGCGGCCTCAAGCGCTTGCTGAGCTTTGCCCGCTTCGCTTGCTACTGCTGCGCCCTGCGCTGCCATCTCAAGCGCCTGCTGAGCCTGCTGCTGCTCGGCCGTCTTCTGTGCGTGTGCCTCGACCTCATCCTCAGAGCGCATCCACTTGGCCTCCACGCCGATGCCGGTGAGCGCCTCGCGCAACGCCTTGCGAGCGTCAAGCGTTGCAGCGGTAGACGGATCGACTTCGACCGCTTCGCGCAGCAAGCCTTTCGCCTCGATGAACTTCTGACCCTTCTGCCGCTCGATCGCCTGGTGTAACGGGGATTCGAACTTGAAGCGCGTGTTCTGGCCGCGAACACTTCGCGGGAACTCCTGCGGCGGGCCGAACGCACCCGTGCGCATCAGCGCTTGAAATGTCATCTCACACAGCGCGCCGTTGTATTCGTTCTCCATCGGTTCGAAGAGCGGCAGTGCGTTCCGGATGTATTCCTGCGTGCGAAGGCCGACCTCGTACGCGGTCATCTCGCGATCCGCCGGCGGCAGAGACAGGCGATTCAGATAGAACGCCTGTTGCAGCATCGCCTTCTTCTCTTCGCTCAACTCCATGCCGAATGGAATGCCGGACTTGTCTTGCGTGATCGGACGCAACACCTCACCCAGGCGCTCGTCATACTGAGCATCAACCCAGGTGATGCCGCCGGCGTAGACCGACACATCTCCGCGGATAGCTTCCTTCGTTGCGATCAGCGGCGGCCGCACGGCCATCTCGCCTGCCTCGAGCAGCGTCAGTGTCATGGCCTGCAGCAAGCGCGCATCGGGCAATGCCGCCACGGTGGCTGGCGAGTACGCGTACTGCGAACCTGAGACTGTCTGCCACCGGGGAATGCAGTAGAACTGCGACTGCAGTGGCTGCTCTGAAATCAGGTGATTGTTGTCGAGGTCGATGTAGATGCTGACATGCGTAATCGGGTACAGCCCGTCTCTGCGGTATTTCTGATCCCCATCGTAGTCGTCGATGGGTATGACGATATGCCGGCACTTGACGGTGCCGTACGGCTCTTTATCGAACCGTTCCACGATATTCTGGTGCAGCTTCTTCTTGCCGAAGATCGCCATCAGCGTGCGGATGTCCGGGCACCAGTTGCGATGGATGTCGCCTATGGTCCCGTTGTACCGCTCGCACCAGACCACGTCACGCAGATGCCAGCAGCGATAGAGCAGCGCCGTTGTCGACCAGTCGGTCTCGACCGAAATCACGCATTGGCCGAAGGATGCGAAGTCGTGGTCGCCTTCCTTCGTCGCGCGCACGAACTGCGACAGGCGGTCATACATGGCGCGCTTCTGCACGCCGCTAGCCCACTCCAGCCACTCCTTGCCCGAGTTGTCCAAGCCTTCATCGCGGTCGATAGATATGCTGAACCACTCCTGGCCGCGCGGGCGGAGCATGGACGAAATCGCGTCGCCGAGCTCACGACGCACCAGCAAGGGATAACTGGTCGTCAGGTTGCCCGCATAGTCGTCGCCGATCTCACGCTTGACCGTGAAGTCGCTTCTTTCTACGTAGAAATTTTCTGAAATGTCCTGCCACAGCAGCGTCAGGGTGCTGCGCGCGGAGAATAGCTGATCGCCTTGAGCAATCAGCTTTTTGAGGTCAAGCATCAGCCGCCCAACCGATCCTTGTCGCCACCGGTCAGGATCGTCGACGCACGGCCGCCGCCGCGTCCGGACACGCCCCGACGCTTGCTGCGCTTGATCTCTTCCTCATCGGCCATGGGAATCGCAGGCTCGTTAGATTGGGGCATCTCTGGCGTAAAGCTCGAATACGCGTTCTCCATCTCCTTGTTAACCTTCCTGGCCATCCGAAAGTGCAATCCTTCCTTAGGAAGGGCCTTCCTCGCTGTTCTGTGTAGACCAGACATTCAGTGCTTCCTCATGCCATTGGGCCTGCGCGGGCCGTAGTTCACCGCTGGCGCACGTCCGCGCCGGGCGTTCTCTTGTGTCCAGATCTTTGCGTGGGTCATTGCTCGAGCGCCGTCGTACCAACTCATGATCACGGCGTCACCCTTGTCCGTTGAGCGCCCGAGCGCTTCGCAAACGTCCTCTTTGGAGAGGACCTTGATTCCCCGGGGTGTCACTTCGAACGTGAGCGCCGTGAGATCTGCAACCATCTCGGGATCCGGCGGCAACGCAATCGGGCTGCCGCCTTCCTGCGAGGGGTCGAGCGCCTCCCGGAACTGCCAACATGCTTGCGATCGCTTGTTATAGAAGCCGAGCTTCTGATCTTTCGTCCTGCGCACCGAGGCTTCGGCCCCTTTGTACGCAGTCACGCTCTCGCTGCCGATGTTCTCGATGAGCGTCTCGTACAGCGGGCCGCCATACCCGCCGCCCATGTCGACAACGACCTTTGCACCGTGCTCCCGATGCGAAATCACGATGCCGGCGCAGTACTTGCCGATGCGCTCGATCGGGATGTCTCTTCCTTCAACCTTAATGAGCGGCGGGTACCAGCCATCATAGCGACTGGCGATCACCATCGGATCATTGCCGCCGCCCGACGCATCAACGCCCATCGAGCACATGGGCACGTTGTGCGGTTTGGTTTCAGTCCATCGCGCCTGGGCTGCCTTGACCCATGCAGTAGGAATCACCTGGAATTCCTGATCCTGCCGCGCGAGCATGAAATTGCCGCTGACCAGGATCTCGCGAACTTCGGGCGGCAATGCCGCCAATGTCTTCGCGTACTCCTCGGCGTTGTAGTACGGGTTATCGGTGAACTTCGAAGGGATGTACGTTCGCGACTGCGCGTAAACAGTCACGCCACCGATGACCGCACTATCCCCCTTCTGACACTCGCGATCCTTCCCGCCATCGATCGGCAGGAAGTAGCGCAACTCGCCGGGCTTGGCAGGGTTCGGATGCGTGGGGTTCAGCCACGGTCCGAAGTAATCAATCATCCAATCGCCCGTGCTATCGAGCGGAGGATTGCTCCCCAGCACCACGCGGCAACGCTGCCCCGGCCGGTCGGTGCGCAACCAGCCCATCAGGAGCCGAACCTGTTTCTCTGGGATCTGAGCTGCCTCATCGATGCAGATCAGATCGTGGTCGACGCCTTGGTGCCCACCGATGCCACCATCGGAAGCAAGACCCGCGAAGTGAATCACCCCGCCATCGGGCTTGCGATACTTCGGTCGGGCGCCACCGACGAACCCTTCTTCTGAGCCGACCAGCTTTTTCGCCGTGTCGATCAGACCTTCCAGGTCCGTGAAGCTCTTGCGAACGATCAGCGTGCGGTGGTGCTCATTGAGCCCCAGACCAATCTCCAGCGCGCTCTTGCCGCCACCTGGGCTCCCACCGAACAGCAGCACGTCAGCCTGGCTGAAATACGCGTCGGTTTGCGGCCCCTCGCTCGGAATGAATGCGTCGTCCTTCGTCGACTCAATCGCATCCTTGATGACCTGTTGCCTGTCCTTGGTCGGTAACGAGTTCAGCCGACCAAGAATGTCATCGAGCAGCCGAGTCATGAGCGGTCAGCCGGACTTCCCGCCGCGGGAGCATTGGTAAGCTTCCGACCAACCGCCCATCATTCAGCCCAGGTATTGAGGACGTAGTTCAAGTCGTCCAACGCGCCCTTCAGAAAGAACTGCTCGCGCACGGTGTTCTCGTACGTGGCCTGACACGATGCGAGCCGTGCCTCAATCTCCTTCTTTCGCGCCAGCAGCTTGATGTGCATCGGAGACGTCTCCGAGAGTCCGTACAGCGGCGGCGGCCGCAATAGATCGGACTCAGGCGGAATGGTGACGGTGATCCCGCGACCCTTCGCCAACGTGATGAAGTGGTGACAGCCCGCGCGCTGATAGCCATATTCCTCGGTCGCGGACATATCCACACCCCACAGCCCGATCTCTTCGATGCCGGGCTGCTCGAGCGCCAGCGCAAACATCCAGGCCAGGGATGACGTAAAGAAGTACGGGCCGTACTTGGCGATCATCTGCTCGCGCGGGTACCGCACCGAGCTCGGAACCGCGGCCTGCACTTCGGACATGTAGACCGGCGTGTCATGCGCGGCCAGCTCAGCAAGCCACTGGCAATACTCCGGCGTGAACCACGGCACCTGTTTGGCCGGACTGCCCACGACTGGCGGTTCCCAGCGATGCAACTCGAACCACGCATCGCACCGCTCGATGATGGGATACGCCCCGGGCGAGCAGCCCCAAATCGTCCAGCTCTGATCCTGATACGGCGCCAACCGGATCGACGTTGGCGCGCTCCCAACGAGAGCAATCCTCATGAAGTGCCCGTCATGGTCGTGTCAGTGCTCGTGCGGCCGAGCACGCCCCACAGCGACGTCGTCAGACCCACGAGCGTCAGGCTGGCCCCGCCAGAGGCAAAGCTGGCCTTCACCAGCGTCGATCCGTCCGTCGATTGGATGTACAGCGCGGTGCTGACACGAGTGACGGTGCGTGCGAGCGTTGACGTGGTCAGCGTCGTCAGTCGCTTGATGGCGCCCACGAAAGCAGGCGGATCCAGCGTAAACGCCGTCGCTGCGCTCGACATGGTCGCCACCCCGGGATAGCCATCGATGGCGGCGCTCGATGCTGACGTATACGCGGTGACGCCCAACCAGTCGCGCCCATCGCGAATCGGCTTCTTCGTGACCGAGTCGAACCCGGTGGCTCGACCGTGCAGTGAAACGTAAGGCATAACGATTTCCTCAGAAATGAATCTGCTTGCTGCTTGTGCCAGGTCCGTGCTGGCTGCTGTCGAACCCTATCGGCCGGGTCGTGGCTTCCGGTTCAAAACGTGCTTGTCATACGGGCGCATCAGAGCGGCTTCTCCTGCGCCTTCACACCCTTGGCCAGGGCGAATGCGATTCGGCGCGCGATCTCGGTCTCGGTCATGTCCGCCGTTTCGATTGGGCCGCCGTCCCGGCCGGTGTGCTCGACGCGGTCGTTGAACAATTTGAGATGCTTTCCTAGCAGTTCGGCACCTTTCAACGCGCTCTTTGAGTCGAACACATAAGCAGGCGCGAGCGTGCCGTTCGCGGTCTCCACCAGTACCGGCATCCCTTGTCGATCTAAAACCGGTGTCGCCTGCTTGCAGCGCTCAACGACCTCATAGACCGTTGCCAGCACGTAATCCGTAGTGATCCTTGTTCGAGCGGCACGCTGATCCATCGCTGCCTGTATAGCATCCGCTATTTCAGGTTTGCTCAGGTTCTCATTGCCTATGGAGTAGGCCGTGTCCTCGCTGTACCCGGCTCGAATGGCGGCCTGCGTTGCATTCAAATCAACGAGATACTCTTGAACGAACGCCGCCTGCTTTGGCGTCAGACGCTTTGGCCGAGTCTCCTGGGCCTCGTCACTCACAATGGTCTCCTAGTTCCGATGGTCTTTGCCGGCACGGCTGATGTGCATCTGGCCGTTGCGCTTTTCGATGTAGTCGCCGCGGTTGAGCACGGCGAAAAGGGTGCTGCCGCCGTAGATGCTCAGCAGTTCGCATTCCACCAGCATCCATACGCCATAGGGCTGGAGGAATTCATTGAAGGCCGGGACGTTCGTTCCATCCCAGGTGATTCTCTCGGGGAGCGGCACTCCGGCGCGCGCGATGCCAAGGCGGTCGCCGTCCAGCATTACGGTATCGCCAAGGCCGAGTTCAACATTGAGGCCGATACCGACCAGTCGGAGCTTGTCGCCGTGCTTGTCTGCGCGAGCGAGATGATTGCTCAATAGCCGCTCGATGTCGGCCGCATTGTCGCCATCCCATTGGACGCTAGGGAATGCCATGTCAGTACAGCCCGATCTCGCGCCACTTGATCGTGCCGTTCATCGTGATGGCATCTGCGGGGATGGTGATGCGCACGACGGTGATAGTGGAAACCTCAATCTTTGGCCGCTCATTGTCGACTTCGGTCTTGAGTGGCTTGTACAGCCAGCCACCCTGGACGTTGAACGCTTCTGAGTGCAGGACCACGGCCGTACCGCCTGAGGCGATCGTCGTGTTGTTTCGGGCAACAGTGATCGCTGACGACCGGCTCCACGGCTCGAAGTTCGCAGGGGTTACGGCTGCCCCGCCGGATCCGGCAACTGTGTGCCCGCGGACGATCTGCACCGAGAGCATTTCCGCGGCTGCGTCGCCGGCATCCGAGTACTGCCCGAGGAATATCTCGCAGATCTCAATGCGAGACGTTGCGCCAGTGGTGAGTTCGAACACGTCCTGCGCAGCCGAAACCGCTACAGCACTGAATGTCGCCGTGAAGATGGGGCCGTTCATGTCAGTCCTTACTGTAAAAGTCGCGTGCGCCGAACGATCACTGAAATGATGCCAGTCTCGCTCGGGTTAGCCGCACCAGCTGTCGTGGATGTGAATGTATCGCTGACGCCACCGATCGTGACGACGGTGTCTGTCGCGGTCGAATTCGATGCGCTGCTCGTGTGTCTTGCGCGCACCTCATCACCACTCTCCACTGTCCCAGCATCGGCGGTGAATGCACCACCATTGATGCTGTAGGTGCCGCCGGTGACCGTGATGTCCGCTGCTGCATCTATCCCTGTGATCGTGACTGGCGCTGAGGTAATCTCGGTCGACGTCGCGACGTTGAAACGATCGGCGAACGTGAATTGGTCGGGCGTGGTGTCGCCTGCCTCCTGCGCCCAGATAGCCGTGTTCCAAATGGCCTCATCCCAGATCTCGCCCCAGATGATCCCGATGGCCATCTATCAGACACCGAAGGGCGATCCGGAGCCGTCGCCAGTCACAGCGACAGTGTTGATCTGCTCGACGTTCGCGTCGATGGGATCAGCGGCAGCGGCAGCGAGAACGGCAGCGCCAACCTCGGTTCCAAAGTCCGCTGCAGTCGCTGCGGCGGTCAGCGTGTTCGCGGCCATGGCGCCAACGCTCGAGTCCATCCGGCCACTCACCAGATTGTTGATTGCGGACCCATTCACTTGAGTGACATTCGACGTCAGCGGAGCGCTCGTTGATCCGCCCGCCGGCACTGTCGTCACTAGATCGCTGGTAGCAATCGTAAAGATCGGCGCGGCCTCGAGAGTGACCGTGCGGGTAGCTCCAACGTAATCACTTGCGAACGCCACGCCCTTTTGAACGGCACTTGATGCATCCGTGAAGATAAAGGCCATGCCGTTGTAGGCGTCGTTGTCGGCGCTTCCGGCCGTGAGCGTGAACTCGGTCTGGGTCGCGAGCGTGGCAATCGTCGAATCATTCAGGTACGTGGCGCGCGCGAGCTTCGCCATCTCTGTGCCGCTATGGATTTCATCCCAACGAGCAGCAGTGACCACCTCATAGCTGTCTTCGAAGGCTAGTGCGCCCGAAACATGCACGAATACCTTCAGTGGTCCGAGCGTGTCAGTGTCGGTCGCATCGAGGGTCGCGTGATAAATGCCGTTGCTGATGTGCGTGGCACCACCGGAATTCTTGTTCGCGAGCGTCGTCGTACCGTTCTTCCACAGCTTGATGTCGGTGTTGGCGATCGTCAGCCCGGTTTCTTCGGTGTTCCCATCGGCGCTGTCAACGAAATAGCCGAGCGGGATCTCCTGAGAGGCCGTTGATTGCTTCAAGTACTTAGCCATTTGCCGCCCGCATCATTGAGTAATACCGACGTATCGCCGCAATCGATGATCCGGCGCTCTCCCCCACCAGAATCGTCGACTTGATCGTCGTCGTTTCGGCGTCGTCCGACGTGAAAGAAATATTAGTTCCGCCACTTGGGTTCACGATGTATCCGAAAAACGCTCTGACATTCCCACCGGTATCGATGGAAGTGAAGTCGCCGTCTTCCGTGTAACCTCCGTTTGTACGGCCCACCGCGACCAGCATGAAATCCGTCGTTCCGGGAGGCGTCAGTGTTCCGCCGGTATGCGTCGTTTGAGCCGATGTGGTCGTGTTGTTGTTCTGTGCGCCTGATTGGTCGGACGTCAGTCCCGAGACCTCGAGCACCGCGACCTGGAGCGGATCACCGCTGTTGCCGGACAGCGTTACAACAACGCTTTGCCCAGCGTTGTTCGCCGCGACCGTGCCCTCGTAGATATCCACATTCGACGCGCCCGGAGTCGCCGTCGTGCCGACGATCGTGTACGTCGTCCCTGCCGCATCCGCCACACTAGTGACAGTGCGAACCGTCTCGTTGACGATCGCCACGACGATCTTGTTGCCATTGACTGCAACATTCCCGCCGGCCAATGAGACGGGATTCGTCTCATTGAGACCGCCTGGAGGTCCCTCAAACGCACCGGCAATGGATCGAACGTGTGCGCTCATGCTCGCGGCCCAATGGTAGGACTGCTGGCATGACAGCCAATCTGCCCGCCGATGCCGCCGATGCCGTCCGAGCTCCCCATCGTCAAAGCCGGGCTACCCACGTTGAGCACGCCTGTGGTGGTGCTCGCAAAGTCCGGATCATCCACAGATGAGTTTTCATCACGCGAGTTCACCGGATTTCCTGTCTCCAACATCGATTGCCAATTCGCCAATGTGGTCTGTGTGCTGCTGTTCCACTGGCCACGAAATCCGCCCGCCGATCCGTTCCAGTACAAGTTGCTTCTCAGCCGACCGAATGTGCTGGTGGAGCTGGACAGGTCAACGTGATTGCGCGTTGATCCCGATGTCACGACGACGATGTTGTCGTGATTCCAGTTATCTGCGCCGAAATTCGCTGCATCCAGTGAACCGAAAGCCGCCACCACCCCACTTCCGGCATCCAGGATGATCGTGTTGTTATACGCACGCGTATTTCGGCAGGGCGTGCTGCCCGCGTTCGCGTAACTGATCGCGACCTCTGATATCCCACGAAGCAAATTCTGCCGCACCCGCGTGACATTCGTCGCGTGCGTCTCCTGCATGAACATCCCGTTCGGGCAGTCTGCAAAATCGTTCTTCTCGACGATCAGGTAATTCTCCGTCGCACCCGATCCGCCAGAATTTCCCTTGATATAGATGGCGTTATAGATGTTCGTGAAGCGGTTGTTTGCTATGAGCCCGTTCAGCACGCTGTAACAGGTGAGCCCTGCAACGTTTCGGTTGTTCGCGCCCGAGAAAATGAAGTTCCTGACGTCATTGTCCGTGAACTCCATGTCCGTGATGTTGTCCGCCCACACCGCACTCGGATTCGAATGATCCTCGACGCTGTAGTCGCCACTTCGGCCGATGCCGTCGATGTAGCACCAACGAACGGCACAGCCGGTGCACGATCCACCGCCGTGGTAGAACAGCACCGCCCCTTCATCGATGCCAAATGCGCCGTTGCTGTGGCTCAGGACAAACCCGAGCATCTCGACATTCGACACACCGACAAAGCCGATGTGCGCCTTGTCATCGCCGCCGCCGACCTGGCTCGTTCCGTCGTGCGCCAACTCGGTCCGGTCCGCGTTTGTAAGCGGCGTCGACAGATTCGCGCCCGCATACTCGGCGAAATGTATGATTTTTTCAGTTGAACTACGCCCGGAATTCGCCGGGCTGAACGACGGCAACCCGCCACTCGTGTGATGCGTGGTGTTGCTCGCGCGGGTATACAAACTGCCGTTTCCGGCCAGCCAGCAGATGTATGTGTTTCTTCCCTCGAAAGTCGACGCGGTTGCTAACGCAAGCGCTTGCGTCGGAGTCCACGGACTGCCGAATGATCCATCTCCCGATCCGCCAGCAGATGCCGAAACGTAGAAATCCGCTGATTCAGCCGATGGATACGCGCTCTGGCTCTGGACCTGATTTATGCTGCTTCGAACAAAGAGAAAGCTCACCGGTTATGTCCGAAGGTCATTGCAATCAGCAGATGGATAGGTAACCGTTCCGGGCTCAGCGGGAGATAACAATGACCAACGGACGAATCGCATACCTCGACATGCTCCGAGGGCTGGCCGCCGTCGCTGTGATGCTTCACCACTATGGTGAGCGCATCGGATGGCACAACGTCGGCAACATGGGCGTCCCGGTGTTTTTCGTGCTCTCCGGTTACGTGATCGCCATGAGCGTCGGATCCCGGCCGCCGCGGTCCTGGTCGTTCCTCGGGCGTTTCGCGCTCAAAAGATCGATCCGCCTCGACCCGCCCTATTGGCTCAGCATCGCTGGCGTGCTTGTACTCGGATACATCGGCGCACAGTTCGGCATCCGCCACGAGCCCGCAGGCCTCGGGCAAGTCGCTGCCCACCTGTTCTATCTGCAGGGCATCCTCAACTACCCGCAGATTCAGGCGGTCTACTGGACACTCTGTTACGAGATCCAGTTCTACCTCGCGCTGATTCTGCTGCTGTGGGTCGCCCGTGGCATGTTCGGCTTCATCCTGCTCGCCACGCTTGCAGTATCAATCGCTGACAGATTTCTCGACATCACCAACGATGCAGTGATGCTGCGGCACTGGTTCTGCTTCGCGCTCGGGGCGATCACGCGTTACGCCTCGAGCTGGCGCCTACCACAGCGCTATTTCCTGGCCGCCCTGCTGCTGGTGACCGGCTACGGGTTCACCGCGTTGGATGGATACGCCATCACCGCAGGGCTCACTGCGTTGTTGATCTACGCCGTGGTCGCCCTCAACCGCGAGTCGTTCGGCTCATGGGCACCATTGCAGTTCCTGGGCCGGATCAGCTACAGCCTCTACCTGACACACCTGATCGGTGGCTGGCTTGTGCTGAGCATGGCACTCCGGTACATGCCAGGATGGCTTGCAATGCTGCTGGCGTCCGCTGTGGCGATTGTTAGCGCCTGGGTGTTCTACTTGTTCGCCGAGGCTCCAGCCGTGCGGTGGAGCCGTCTATTCCACTTGCAGCGCTCACCGAACACGGCGGCCGAGGCTACGCCCGCCTGACTCGCTTGGTCGTGAGCAGTGGGAACGCGATCAGATCAGCAATGGACCGGTCCACTTTCGGGCGTCGCCGCGGTTTCGGCTTGGGCTGAGCCTCCTGCTCTCGCATTTCATCGACGATCACTTTCAGCAGCTTCTGGCGATCGGCCGAGCTGGCAGCCGCCAGACGTACCGTCTGCTCGGGCGTCAGAAGCTTGCCGCCTCTGATCACAGTACGATCTTGCTTACGATGTTCGACGGCGGATCGCTCTGATCCCCATCGGCCGCGTAAGCCCGGATCGCGAAATAATAGGTACCTGGCGCCAGATTGCTGACCGTGTAGCTGCTGATGCCTGGGTTCGCTACCTGGATTGTCTGTGTCATCGCATCCGGCGATGCGCCGTAGTGGATCCGGTATCCGGCAAGGTCCGTTAATGGGCTGCCATCGTTGTTTTGTAACCGCGGCGTCCAGGACAGCACTGCCTGCCTCACCGGCACTACTGGATCCGGCGTGACGGTGGAATAGCGCCGCGCGTTGTTACACCAACGGACCGCCTGGGTGGTCACTGCCGCCACCGCTGCCTTGCGCGTCTCCGCCGCGGTCATGGCTCGCGTGATCGCCTGGAGCCTATAGCAGTCGAGTTTGGCCGCCTCTTCAGTGGCGCCTTGGCCATACGCAATGATGGACGTGCCCTGATGCAGGTCGGCCCGCCAGTACACGGTGGACTCGGCCGCCAGCGCCACGCCCGCGACGAGCAAGCACAGGCCAACCGCCACTACCGCGGCAGTGAACGAGAGACGCATCGGGGGGGCTCCGGTGTTAGAGGCCCCTATGTCCGCCTCGTGCAACTCAATGTGCATCTGTGTCGTAGTGACGGGCGGGAGGGGCCGAAAACGAAGAACCCCGCTCGGGGGCGGGGTTCGGGGATAGTTTTGACCAGTACTTGCTTTATATGAATTTACCCGTTGCTTGTCAATGCTCCGAAAGCTTCGCACGGCCTCGCAACTGCGCCTCGTATCGATAGTTAACAAGCATGCGTCCAAGCGCCTTCCTTGCTCGTCGCAGGCGCTCATTCATCGCATCGACCGTCGTCCCCAAGACTTCCGCCTTCTCTTTTGCGGAGAACTCCCGCGCGTACACTGCACCTATCGCAAAGTTCACCGCGATAGCTTGGAACTGAGGCTCTGGCAGCAGGTTGACCGCCTTGTTCACGGCGAGGAGCGTCGGCGATACGTACCAGCAGCATTCCGAGAGAATGCGGTGACCGCCGTAATATGGATTCTGCTTGCCCTGTGCTGTGAGCTGGGACACCTGGAACCAATCGCGCGGCTCGTACAGTTCCACCCGTCCAACGCTCGTCGACTGCTCCGGGAAGCCGCCGGACAGCCCAACGCGCCAACGCGCCCGGCCCCAGTACTCCAACAGCGCATTCAGTTCGCGCCAATGGAGCGATGGCAGTTCATCAGTTGTTTCTTCCGCCATGACTGCACTCACCGCTGTCTCCTGCCGCCCTTGATCTCTCGAACTTTCCGACCGTACAGCGCCGCGAACAGGCGCTTACGCAGTGGCCAATCCCGAGCAGCCCTGCCCTTCACATCCTCCGTAACCAGGTCGTCACCTTCGATGTACTCGGAATCGCATGTGTACTTGCCCACCTTCTCGCCGTTGACGATCAGCGGGTATTCAACGTGCAGTTTCAGGTCACGGATCTGGCCGGCGCGCTCGAGCAGCTTTAGTTCGCCGTAACGCTTGGCCTCTGCCTTGCTCGCGAACTTGATACCGTCGACCTCACACGGCTTGGCGCCATATTTGTTGGCGCGCGCTCTCACTGCCCCTTCCTCGGTAGCCTCGGGCTGGCTTCCAACCGTTCGCCTTTCGCTACAAGGTGCCTAGCTCGCTCCACACCCACGCCGAGCTCTGCGCCGATCTGCTTCAGCAGTTTCCCCTCTCGACGCAAGGCAAGCGCTTTGGCGGCGCGCGCCCGAGATGCCCGTGTGATCTCAACCATCGTTGGCATTTCCAACTCCCGTAGGTTGGGATGGTCCCTCATACAATGGGATGACCTCCCATTGCTTCGGATCACTGCGATCTGACTTGCGCCATTTCCAGGTCGTGTGTGTAACGTCCCAGGTTCCATCCTCAAACCTTCGCATCCATGCGCGCACTGGACGCGCTCCCGGCTCGGGGGCGAGTCCGCATCCGCAAGTGCTGCAGTGGGGCGGCTCGCGCTCGTGAGGCGGCTTCGGCTCTGGGACGGCTCGCTCCAGCACCGCAAGCAAAAAGTCGACGTGCAGCGGGCACATCTCGTAGCCCTGTCGCTTCGTTTCCTTTACGAATCCGATCACGAACTTCACCTGCTCCGGTGAGCCCCACTCCTTCGACGGGAGAGGGTCGGTCATTTGTGAAACACCTTCGACATTTGCCAACCGACAATCGCGAAAAAGCCAACGACGCCGGCAACGATGACGCTAACGCCGACACCGAGCGTCCACAGCAGCCAAATCGGAATGGTGATTGTCATTTCGGCTCCGGCACTTCAAGAGAGCGCATAACGGTAATGCCCTTGCTAGTGCGTCTTGTCTGGATGCTGATCCCGAGCTTGCTCGCGGTTTCTCTAATCGTTCCATAACCCCACTGGAGACCGCAGTGGACGTAATTCCCTGGCTCCAACGATTTAAGCGTTGCAGTCAGGTCCGGCCTGAATACGATCTTGCGTTCAATGAATGGCGATTGGCCCGTCATGCCATGGACTCCAGTTCAATCACCGGCACGCCTTTAGCTTTAGCTCTGCGGACCATGTCGGCTGTGCCGCGGCCACCGGGGAACGCCACCACCAAGTCAGGCGCATGTTCATCGAGCATTTTCTGATTGCGTATCGGGCCTGCGGCCTTTCCGTGTAGTTGCCAATCAGCAAACTCCACACGACATCCCTTGCCGTTCTTCCATGCCCATTGCCCAGCAAGCCGATCGGCACCGCTCGCGCCACCGTGGATGATTACATCCGGTTCAATCCCCCTAAGCACCACATCGACTCTTGATGCATCAGAGTAGTCGCGGCCACCGCACACGAGAACGCGGAGCTGATCCTTTGTCGGCGCTTGCTCATTCTTCATCGCTGCCAATCCCCGCAAAGGTTCGCCATAGGAACAACACCCCGCCGCAGATCACCAGCATGCAGAACGATACGGCTATGCCTTGCTCCAGCAGCAGACGTGCGCTCACCGCGGCACCAGCATCTCAGGCGGCGCGCAGACGTTCTCGCCATTGGTCAGCACCTGATATCCCAGCCGCTTGCCGATCAACTCACCGTAGTCGTTGTACACGTCGCGCTCCTCCAATCCGCCAGTGATCACGCCTGCCATGAATGAGAACTTCGGGTAGCGCGGGCTGTGCTTGAGCATGCACTCGTCGCCGATCTGGAATTCGCTACTCATGCGACTTCCTTTGCGGCCTTCTTTGCCGCGTACATTGCTCGCTGCTTTTCCAACCGCTCTCGATGGATGTCACACATTGCCTTCACAATCTCTTTGTCGTAGCCGGCGTCAACGTGAGTTCCAAACGGACTCCAGGCATTGAACCACGTGCCGTGCTTGTTATCAGCCCAACTGATCTTGTAGCCGTGCTCATTGATGGCTTCTCGCTTCTTCGGGTCAGCGACCCACGTCATCGCATCGCCTCGTAACGCCCCATGCGGAAATCGTGTATCGATGGATCCTGATAACTCGCTGTCGGCTTCACATACTGCAGTTTCGCGAGACCAATTCGGCCGATCTGCCTGAAACGAATCTTCTGCACATGGATCTCGACGAATGCTTGATCGTCGGTGAAGTCACGCCACACGCACATGCCGTTGTCCGCCTTATTGCGCCAGTGTGCTGAGCCGTTGCAGTCGTACAGCGTCGGCACCGGGTAGTTGCCGTCCTTGTCGCGGTAGAGCTTTGTTGGATGAACCACGACGAACAGATGGATCCCCTGGTGTCGCGCGAACTGACGCATGCGTTTGAGTGAGATCGAAACGTAATCCGTCTCACTCATGCCGGTCGGCCTGAAGTGCTCTAGCTCGTTCCATGGATCAATCACAAGTGCGCGGATCCCCTTGCGGAACACGAGGGCTCGAGCGCGCTCCAATACGGCATCGATGGTCCAGTCCGTGTCTTCGTCCGGCAGGATCCAGAAGAAATGTTCCTGCACCCATGCCTTTGACATGCGCAGCGTCTGCGGATCCATGCGCTCGGTCGGGCCATCCGAGAATGGGGAGCGCGCATACTTCTCAATCACGCGTGCCATGTGATCCTCAAGCGGCTGGTTCTCCGGGCTGAAGATCCCAAACCGCCAGCCGTGCTCGGCGGCAAGATTGACGGCGAGCGCATCCACCCAGTTCGACTTGCCACTGTTGGGGATGCCGGTCACCACTGTGAGTTCGCCGGGGCGCACGGTGAAGAACTGATCCACCTCATCCCAACCCGTCGAAACACCCTTCTCCCAGCCATGCTTGTACAGGTGGTCGATGCGATCAGATAAATCTTCAACCTCAAAGACGCCCGCGATCGGATACGGCTGCGCCTCATCCAAACATGCGCGCAATTTAGCCGCACCATGCTTGCAGAGAACGTCGTTTGCATCCTTGCAATCGCTTGGCCAAACCACGCGACGGCACTTCTCACGACCCAGGCGTCGAGCTAGCTCATCCTCCAGACGCCGGCCTGGCGCATCAGAATCGACGGCGATAATCCACTCCTGCACAGCCTCCAGCCGTTCCTTGTCGGCTTCAAGGAATGCGAACTTACTGGCGTAGTCCTTCGCATTCTCGGCCGGTGCGCCATCGGGTACCGACAAGCACGACGTGATGCCAGCGACCTCCACCGAAAGCTTATCAATCTCGCCTTCGACGATCGCGCAGCGCGTCGGATCGATATCGTTCAGGCCATAGAGCACCCTTTCGGCACCAGCCTCCATACGGAAGTTCTTCTCGCGATCGCGATACTTCGCGTTAATCAATTCCTCACCGCGGTAGTACGGGAAGCACACCGCCTTCACGCGATCCTCGACCTGCGGCATGTACACCGACTGCAAGCTGATCCGATTTCGCCGGATCACGGTCGGCGGGATGCTTCGCGTTGCCATCCACTGCACGAGCGCTACGTCCAGATCCGGGGCCATTGGCCTCGGTGACGGCCTCACGAATGCCGGCTTTCGCCAATGCAGTTCTGACTGTCTGGCGCCCTCCTTCAGCGTTCCTGTCCAACCACAGTGGGCACAATTCCAAACTCCCTTCTCGACGTTCACCGAGAGGCAACGGACGTGTTTTTTCTTTCGAGTCGGAGAACATTCCGGGCAAATGACGTCGACTTCGTTGCTCGCGGCAGCCGGGAGTTCGATCCGAAAATCCGCCCACACCTTCGTCATATCGCCACCTTCCGCTCTTCCGGCTGGATTGCTTTCGCGAAGTATGCTGCGGGATCAACTGGCGGTTTTACGGCCATCCCGCCGAGGATTTCTGCGACTTTTTTCTCGCCGATTTGAGAAACGGCCTTCCCAATCAGGCCGCGATGTCTTGCGCCCAAGAGTTTTACGCCAAGGTCGAACATGGCTTTCCGCGGGTCAGGTGGATCAGGAACAGACGGCGCTTCGCCCCTACGGGAATCTCGTTGGGGACTGGGGACTGGAGACTGGGAAGCCGTGTTGTCACGCGTGACGGGGTGCGTGACGGCGCCGTGACGTTCTTGTAATTTCACTCGTGACAGTTCCGTTTGTAGCTCGGACGTCGACGCGTCCCATGGCATGACAACGCCCAACTCGCGCAGCTCATTGAAGAGTGCCTTGCGGCGCTCTCTGGCGCGGCGTTGCCGCTCCTTGTCATTGAGCTTCTTCTCTTCGGCCGCCGGAATACTGTCTCGATAGCGCTGAATCTCTTCCTCGACGCGATTCTTAACCCAAGCACCGTCGACGACGGTAAAAAACTCCTTGAGCACTGAATCTACGGCGAGTTTCTCTGGCTTGGACTTAGCGCGCGCCACACGGTAGACATCGCCAGTAGGAATGCCCGCCTCGGTTCCGTAATATCGATCAAGCAGCAAGTTGTATGCGCCGTGCTCAAGCATGGAAAGGTGCGCCGTGTCTTTGGCGTAGTCGCCCAGATGCCGCTCGTAGTAATTCATTGCTGGTCGAGGAATTCATCCAACGTCATTCCGTTGCTAACTCTCATCGCATCCCGGCGTTCGTCATCGCGATCCTTCGCTCGATTGGCCGCATTCCACACTGCCATCTCGGCGACATACCCGGCGTGTTGCCAGGTGTCTTCGTCATCCACGGTTGTATGCGGCGCGATCATGCAAGTAGTTATAAACTCATCGACATAAGTGACCCGAACGCAATTCACCGTTTGGTCACGCCGCCTTCCGCTTCCCTTCGACCAGCGAATACGCCATGTACCGCCTGCCGTTCTTCTCGACTGGCGTGTGATTGATCAGATGCCCGTCGCGTTCTAACTCGCGAATTCGCTCAGATAATCGGAAACACAGGTAGCGCTTCGTGGCGATCAGCGTCGTGATCGACCCGAAGTTGCGAAGGTGATGGAGCACCAGTTGCTTCTGCGTCTGCTTGCAGTTGCTCACGATCCGCACCTCGAAATTAAAAATCCGCCGGCTGTGACACCGGCGGTAGGGGCGCCCAAAGGGGGATGACGCGGGCGCGAGTTGGAAATCATTTCTGCACCTCACTGAGGCGCTTCATCAGGTCGTTGGCCTGAGAGATCGCGGCATGCAGGCCCTGCACAGCGGCCGAGAGATTGACCGTTGCCTGCTGCGCTTCTTCCTGCGGCGTGATCCAGTGCAGGTCACACTTGAGCTGCTTGGACTCGTGCGCGTGGATGTGAGACGCGCCGGACTTCAGCCGGGCCAACAGCTTCACACGCTGGATGTCGTGATAGCCGAGCTCCTGCTTCTGCTTGGGGTTGCAGGCATTGAGCAACCGGGGATGTGTCTTCTCGATGTCCTCGTCGGGCCACAGCGCTACGGCGACAGTCTTCGCTCCACCGGCCGCTTCTACATCCGCTGCGATCGCCGCCTTGAGTGCGACGATCGGTTTCTCTAACTCTTTGAACAGCGAGAGCGTTTCCACGTTTTATAAACCCGTATGAAACGTCGTTCGGAACGAGATCGCGCGATGAGGCGTAATGCACTTGCCCTGAGATGGCCTAGGGGACTGTCCAATGTCGATGTTTCTTACGAGGTTTCGATGCTCGCCAAGCTGAACTGTGACGAACGTTTGTTTAGAACGCGCACCCTCACTGCGCGAGAGATATATTCGCGGCAGGAATGCTGCGATGCTCGTCGCAATTGGTGCGACGAATGCAGGGATAGCCCGCAGGTAAATCTTGCATGTGTTAAGCGCCGCTACGTGCTCGCTTGCACTGACCATGTGGACGTGACACTTTCGTTGCGGGCTCAACATAGGGGGATGCGGGATGGCACGGTTGCAACTAGTGACGAGCAACGGAAAGCGAGTCGACAAATCAGGCGACGGCTCGCCGACCTTTCACGGGCAGATCAGCGAATCGGAACTTACCTTGGCTCAGCGACTCGATTTGCCAGGCGCGCCCCTCGGGGAATTCCCCGCCCCACATGCTCACCGCTTCTCGGGTGATGCCGAGCGCATCGGCGAGGGACTGATGGGTACCACCGAAGTGGGCGACAACTTCATCAAACGAAACTTGGGACGCAGCCATTGTCCGAGCGTAAGCGTGCTTCCGGTCGGTGTCAAGCCACTTACTCGCGAGCGGCAGACTCAAGTTCGTAAACTCGCTTACATGTCCAAACGTAAGCCAAAGGATTCATGGGCAATTCAGCGAGGCGCAGCGATGCGAGCCGCGAGAGTTGCGCTTGGCAAATCCCAGGCCGAGATTGCTGAGCTGGCGGGCGTGAGGGACCGCGAGACAATTTCGCAGTATGAAAGCGGGCTCATCGCGGATATCGATTCGGGAGTGATCCCCAAACTGGCGACAGCATTAGGCATGCCGCCTCAGCAGCTGTCGAGAACGCCTTGGGACGCGCGCGACGAGGCCGCCGATCTTAGGGTCAGCAGCGTCGCCCGCCAAATCGCCTATAGCTTCGACCGATATCCGCTGGCGATTCAGAACCAGATCCGCGAGGCCATTGCTCGATACGAGATCATGGTGAAGCAGCACGGCAAGGAAGCCGCCGATGCGCTGTTTGGCCCGCCGCCGTCTCCGCAGAAAGCCGAACCTCCACCATTGAAGCGTCAAGCGCAAAGATAACTTAGGTTAAATAGCCAACCACAAAACCCGGCACCAGACCGGGTTTTTTGTGTCTGCCGACGTAAGCCGCTTGACATGTTTCGTAAACGCGCTTACGCTCTCCCCATGCCGCAAACGTCAGCGCCGATCAAAGGGGAGCCGCTAGGCATGAAGACCGTCACGATCACCGTCGAGCTCACCCCCCGCCGAGGCGATGGCGCTCGCGCAGTTCCACAAGCGCCTCACCTGGACCGACTTCAGGACGAACGCGGTGGATGACATCGAGGCGTACCTGATGCGCGATGCGAGCGACAAGGTGCGCACCGCGCTGGTCGAGCAGGGCTACGCGCCTCGCTGAGCAACAACCGATTCACAACAATTCTGGAGAAACAAATGTCCGTGCAGATCAATCTTGAAGTCGCGCGCAAGGTGCTCACCACCATCGACGCCGGACTTTGCAATGGCGTTGGCCAGCCGATCCCTGGTCAGATGTGCGTCGAGGCAGCCGTTTGTTATGCGCTCGGCTTGCCGCATGGTGATGACCCTGGCTGCGTGGCTCAGTCGGTGCGTCGATTGAAGATCAGACTCAACGATGCTTCGTGGTCGAGTAACGAGGCACGAGCGAAGGGTCTACGCCGCCTTGGCCTCGCTCAGCTTGGCAGTGCTGGCGCGCTCGACGAACGTGAGTTCTCCCGCCGCGTCGTCGACTTGGCACTGCGGGTGAAGGTGCCGGCTGCATTGAGAGCCGCAGCGTCGTGTCATAAAGACCCCAAACATCAGGTAGCTCTCAATGCAGCCGCCAATAAGTGCGAGAGCGAAGCAAATCGCTCATCGTCTTTAGAGGCGCGTGATGTAGCACGAAGCGCCGCCTACGCCGCCACCGCCGCCGCCTACGCCACCGCCGCCGCCGCCGCCGCCGCCGCCGCCGCCGCCGCCACCGCCGCCGCCGCCGCCGCCACCGCCGCCGCCGCCGCCGCCACC